CTGCAGCAGATTGACGTGATCGTTGCGCAGCAGAACATCAACCTATATACGATTCGCACGCCCGAAAAATCCTATGTAAACGTCACGGTGACACGCGCGGAAATGTCGAGACGCGGCGCACCGAATGCCTACTATTTCGACGTAGAGGTGTATTTCATCGAGGTTATCCCCGTGGCGGCGCAGTACTCGACCGCCGTCACGCCCACGAATAATGCAAGCGTTCCGAGCGCGGTACCCCCCGTGAATCAGGGTTTGAGCAATCCACAGGTGCCGAAGGGGAGCATCAGCAATCTAGCGCCATGGTGGAAACAATAATGTTGCAAGTGCCACTATCCGCCGTGCCGGCTCAGACACTCAGCATTGTGTTCGCGGGACAAAGCTGTCAGATTGCCGTTTACCAAAAGCAGCCCGTCGTGGACGAGTACGGTGTCGCGGCGGGATTGTTCTTCGATCTCACCGTGGGCGCCCAACCAATCACGAGTTCGATTCGGTGCCTCGATCGCACGCCGCTATTGCTCGATCGTCGGTACCTTGGGTTCGTGGGGGATTTCTGGTTCGTGGATACGACCGCGACGAATGGCGGACCGCCCACGTTCAACGGGGCGCCACCGTATTACACGGGCCTAGGTTCCCAGTTCCAGTTGATCTATCTCGAGGAGTCGGACCTTGTCGGCACCGGCGAATAGCTACACAGTTAAGAATTTGCGCGTGACTTTCACGCTCACGAATTCCAATGCTGTGTTCCCGGGAACAAATGCAAATCAATTGCAGGTGTCTGGCGTACGCATGTCCACTACAATTAAGGGCGCAGGCATACCCGCATTCCCCGAGGCTACTCTACGTATCTATGGCATGGCGCAGCAAGATATGAATGCTCTGGCCGTAGTGCGAGTGCAGGGCGGCAAACCTCTATATTCGCTCAACACCGTACAGATTGAAGCGGATAGCGGCAACGGATTTACCTATGTTTTTTCAGGGCAGATTTACCAAGCCGGCCCTGACTACTCGAATGCACCGGATGTATGCTTGCTCGTTCATGGGCAGTCGGCGGGATTTGATCAGCTCTCGGCCGCCAATCCCACGGCGTACCCTGGCGTTGCGAATGTCGCGGACATCGCCGCCAATCTCGCATCCAAGATGTCTCTAGCGTTTGAGAATGACGGTGTGACCGGTACGCTCACGAATGCCTATTACTCCGGCACGCTCGCGAATCAACTAAAGAAATTATGCCAAGACGCCAACATAAACCCAGCGTTTGAAATTCAAAATCTTTTGGTGATATCGCCAGCCGGTGTCGCGCGCACCAAAATTCAAGCATGGGTTCTGACGCCAACGTCAGGATTAGTTGGCTATCCTGAAGTACTCGGCAATGGCTACCTCAACGTACGCTCGATATTTAACCCGGCGTTTAGGTACAACGGGCCGATCACTATTCAGGGCAGCGACGTTGTAATTGATCAGCTGTTGAAGGGCAATAAGATGCTCAACAGTTTGGCTGACGGCAATTGGGTTATAGGCCCTCTCACGCACACGCTCGAGAGCCTGAAACCTGGCGGCCTGTGGTTTACCGACATGACGCTTTATCCTCCTAACGCGTTGCCATCGACATGAGTGCCGTAGGCCAATCCAATCCGTTTAGCGATGCCAGCGAATTTAATATGCTGTCGTTCGTCATCGCTCGCGCGATTGAGGATATGCAGACGGTCAGCATCGTACAGGTGAAAGCGGTAAATACCGCTGCGCAGACCGTGGATGCGCAAGTGCTCGTGAATATCATCACGGGAGCGGGCACATCAGTTCCGCATGGCGTGATATCTGCGCGCCCCTATTTTCGACTCCAAGGGGGCGGTAACGCCATAATCATAGACCCCGTCGTGAACGATATTGGAATTATGGTATTCGGCTCGCGGGATCTGACAGCGGTGATCGCTGCGAAGGCTGCGGCGAACCCGGGCAGTCAGCGCAAGTACGCATGGTCTGACGGTCTCTATTTTGGCGGCATTTTGAATGGGACGCCTACGCAGTACATCAAGATTGACTCAAGCGGCGTAACTATCGTCTCTCCAACGGCTGTTACGATCCAAGCTCCTACGATCACTTTAGACGGCGATGTACACATCACGGGCGCCACTGTAGGAGACGGGGAAGGAACATTTGACGGGACGGTCGTTCATACGCATACCCATTCAGGCGTACAATCGGGCGGTAGTAATACAGGGCCTCCGACGTGACAACCGCCGCATCAATGAGCACGCTCCTACTAGACGTAGAGTTGTGGGACTTAACGCTTGATGCGTTTGGCAACATCGCCGTCGCGGCGCCCCCATATGCCCTCGCACAGGATGCGGCGAGTGCATGTCGTACTGTGCTTGGGGAGGTCTATTACGACACGACGCTGGGCGTCGATTACTTCGGCTTGATTTTCGGCAAGACGCCGCCCGCAACTGTATTTCAGGAGCAATTCGTCACGCAGACATTGACAGTTCCCGGCATCATAGCGGCCGTGTGCAATATCGAGGCGTACTCAGTCGCGACGCGTGAAGCCACGGGGCAAGTGCTATTTACGGACATCAATCATCAAACGCAAACGTTAGGCTTTTAACATGACCGATACTACCAACGTTCCCACGCCGGTTTTCACGCCTACGGGGCTCGTGATACCGCAAGAAGCGGCGATTCTCGCGGGCGTGCAGGAAGACTACAACGCTGCGTTTGGGGGCAACTTAAATCCAGCGCTCAACACGCCACAAGGCCAGTTGTGCTCGAGCACGGCGGCAATGATCGCGAATGCCAATACGATATTCGCCACGTTCGTCAATCAGATTGATCCCGATACGTCTACGGGATTTATGCAGGACGCCATCGCGCGTATCTATTTCTTGAATCGTAATCCCGCAGTTCCGACATCGGTCAATCTGCAGTGTGTCGGAGCATTCGGTACGCCGATCCCCGTGGGCGCGCTGGCGCAAGATACGAGCGGCAATATCTACTCCTGCACTGAAGCAGGCGAGATTCCCGTGGGAGGTACGATCACGCTGGCATTCGCGAACGTCGTAGCGGGTCCACTCGCATGTGCGGCTAATACGGTCACTATCATTTATCAAGCGATCAACGGATGGGAGTCTGTCAACAATTCATCTGCTGGGACGATTGGGGCCAATGTCGAATCGCCCGCGGCTTTCGAGTATCGCCGTCAGCAGTCCGTGGGTAAGAATTCGCAAGGCTCGTTGCCGGCTGTCTACGCTGCTTGCTTCGGGGTGTCGGGCGTACTCGATGTCTATGTGACGCAGAATAACACTGGCGCTACCATCAACACGGCAATCAATGGCAACCCAAATTCTACGAACTTCCCAGTTGCGTCAAATTCGATTTATATTGCTGTGATCGGCGGCGATGCGCAAACCGTAGCTGATGCTATATGGGCCGCAGTGAATGTCGGCTGCGGATATCAACCGAATTTTTCAGGTACTGGGTCGCAAGCGGCCGGTGTCGTCACAATTAGCGCGACGGCAGCGGGCTATATCGTCGTGGGCATGACGCTAACTGGTGCGGGTGTTGAAGCCAATTCAGTCGTTACTTCGCTTGGCACCTATACGATAACGGCGGGCACAGGCACCGTAAATGTCGGCACCTCGGGCACCGTAAGCTCCGGCGTTGTCACGGGGGCGCAGGTAGGCACGGCGGGGGCCACGCTCGTTTCTGAAATCGTCGAAGATGAAAGCGGGTACGCTATCCCGGTTCCCGAGTATACCGTGAATTACATCAACCCCGTGGCAACCCCGATATTTTTTGCGGTGTCACTGGCATCTAGCACGTTACTGCCGTCGAACATCGTCACATTAGTGCAGCAAGCAATTATCGCCCAGTTCACGGGGCAAGCGCAGGGCAGCTTACGTGAGCGCACCGGATCGCAAGTTCTCGCTTCGCGATACTTCGCACCCGTGCAGGCTATTGGATCTGAGGTGAATATTCTCAGCATCACGATAGGATTCAACAGCGGCGTCGGGGAGAACGCGCTACAAATGGGCATTGATCAAGGCCCGACGATTGATGCGACCAATATCGCGGTGACAACCTAATGACCGCGCCGGCTCTAATCGCAGGTAGCACCAGCATCGGTTGGACGGGGGGTCTCAATGGCAACGCCTCGAACGAATTAATTGGCTCGGAATCCACAACGTTTCCGCTGTTAGATGCCATTCAAGCGCTTGATCCAGCGCAGAGTCCCGCCGTTGTTGTCGCAGTTTCGGTGCTATCCACGGGACAGGGAACAGCAGCTGGAGCAACGTTAACTATCGGCGGGTACTCGGCGCAGGTAATCGCGGCGTGCCGCACGGGTGACATCGGCGGTTCGATATTCGCCAACGTTTTACTTGCCGTGTTGCCGATCACTTCGGGCATGACGTTTACTGATGCAACGACGATTGCGACGATCCCTGGCATGGCATCAGGCGGCAATCCGTATGTGTACGGCGGCGAGATGCGCATCGCTCTCTATAACAACGTCGACCCGACTGCCAACATAGCATGGGCCGAAGGCTTCGCCACAGGGCAAGATACGGGAGTACTGACAGTACCGGCTGTCGCGGACCAACTGGCAGTGGCCGCGTGGAACAACACGAACCTAGCCGGCACTGCTACCTACGTAATCACGAACCCCACATCCGATTTTACTGAATCGTTCAACTCGGGACTTGCGGGTATTACGGATGGATTCGGGATTGTAGGTAGCTCCGGAAGTTTTAACGCAACGGCCACGTGGGCGGGCGGAGCGTTTCCGGGTGCCGCGGCCATCGTAGGATTGCTCCAAGGGACGGCCGCCGTAACAGTGCCGGACGTTGTCGGGATGGACGACGCGACAG